GAATACATTTGTGGTACACTGTAGGTATGATTATCAATCCATATGCAATTACTACTAAGACAAGAAAGATTATCGCTATGACGCAAATCCCCGCCCCAACCGAAAAACAAGTCCGGCTGCCAATCAACGCCTGGAAGCTGGCTGATAAGGCAAGTACTGCCCTGTCCAAACAAAAGAACTACAAAGTCTACACCAACGCATTAGTAGCAATGGCTATCACTGAGTATGTCGATAATCATCCTGAACTACAGGTAAAGATATGACTCCTTGGGTGCGGTGTCCTTGGTGTGAAAAGATTGTAAAGATTAATAAGCCGCTGCTTGGTTCATTGCATTTATGTCTGACAAGCGAAGAAAAACAGTATAAACAGACTAAACGGGCTGAATACTATAATAAATTACAGGAATACTATAAGAAATTACAGGGTAAAGTAACTTTATAGTTGACAAGTAGGTTACACAAGCGTACAGTGTTACGTATCAACCCAACAGCAGAACGAATCCTACGGGATCTGCGACACGGAAGATACGAATCAACTAACAACGAAAGTAAAGCTATGAAGCTTACAAACGCACAGAAGATGGCTCACAACTTAAAGATGAACCAGCTGATCCACGCTCGTGTCAATGACACAAAAGTAGTAGCCAAGTACGTTAAATTCATTAACGGAGGCAAATAAGATGAGCTACGAACTAGGCGACGAACTACTCTCCGAAGGCACAAGCAGCTGTTGCGGTGCATCGGTCATCGACCCCAGCGGCGAAGGTGTCGAAGGCATTTGTGCTGACTGCAAAGAACACTGCGGTGTCGAATACGAGGAAGAGGAAAGTTCATCTGAGTTACTCACCCCCCGCAAACGCTACTGGGTACACCTGCACAAGATTGCAGAGATCACCGGCCAGCTAAACCGCCGTATGAGCTTCGTAGAGGCATCTACATGGCTGGTAATGTACGATGAGGAGATAACAACTGGTTACCCCAGCGACATGGCAGCACAGCGCTCGTATGACTGTCACTTTGCAGCCAGGAGAGGATTTGTACTATGAATTTAGCCCAAGCATTTGCCGAGGAATGGCTCGATAAACAATTAATTTACGAGAAGACTCGTAAGAGAAGGTTACAGAAGTATCAGAATGACTAATGTAATTCGGATTAAGGGAGTCAATTACGAACTTGAGTCCTACTCACAATTCCCTGATGGCTCAGTGAGCGCCACCCTATTACCAAGCAAAAAGCAAGACACAAAGAAAAGGAAGAAATAATTATGGAAACAACTAAATTCGTCTACGATGAATCACGATATATCCCGACTGATGTATCATTCAGTCAGATCTTCACCGACGCTTACCGGGCCGGTAAGATTGTCAGAGATTTCTAAGTCAGACTCTACCGCTACACTGACAGCGGCTGAGCTTGCCTTACAGGACAAGACCTAACAAGGAGAGATTTATGACCCACGATACAAGCCACAGCGATACAAGCAGGGAGCACTTGCAACAGTTACGAGAGCAGATAAACAATATAGTATTTATTGACCCCTTCGCTGACGCAGATAATACCATTGATGCAATCATGCAAGCAATCACCGCCACCATTGAGGCGGAAGCGGCGGGGGCTAAACAGAATGTTGAACATTATTGGATTTAGGCTAGGGTTTCGCGGTGTAGACACGCAGTATGATAAGCGTGAGCCGTTGTACGGAGACGCATGCGAAGTCATCGGCAACATCTACGAGACCCCTGATCTACTGGCCTCTCAGCCCTCTACAAAGGAGACAGAATGAGTAAACTAGAACTGCTTACTATTTTAAGAGAGTACGAGAACGATAAAAGTTGGTGGTCGTTTAGTTTGTTTGAAGAAAACGCTAACCTACAAGACTTTATGGCATGGCTTGAGGATAGTACCCCAGAGGCAATAGCAGAATGACCACTTACGATACAAGCCACAGCGAGCTACAGGCTAAATTTGAGGCTACTTTCCTAGATGGAGAGCCACTATACGACGGCGGCGCTGCAATGCTACGAGCTGAGACCGTCTTTGAATGGTTTGACGCCGAACTCACGAGGCAGGTAGTAGAGGCGAGGATTGATGAACTTAGATATGTACGCGACAAGCTCACTAGTGACACGCCCACGTTCATAAATATCCAAGAGCGTATCGCTGACCTGAAGCGTACCGCCACTAATGAAAGGGGGAAATAATGAAAGCAAAGATGATACCAGTCGAGTCGTTTTATGAGGGCGGTGATACTGAGGCAAAAGCGACAGAGCGTTATATGCGTGGCGGATTCGGTAGTTTAAAAACTAAAGTTTCATATAAGCGATACAAAGAATATGTCGAATGGCTACGCAAACGAAATAAGAAAGAAGATTCCAATGTCTGACCTACCTACTGCCGCCGACCCATGCCACGGCCTTGTGAATCATGGAAATTACCAGAAATGTCCGGTTACTGCCGCCGATAGCGAGCGAGACGAACTACGACAGCAAATAGAGAATATAGTTGGTTGGACTGAAACAGCTTCAAAGCAAGGCGATATGGCCTGCAATTTTACTGTTAAACAGACAGAAGATATGTTATCGCTCATTGATGCCTACCTTGACCACAAACTTGATGCAGCGATTTCAGGACTACCAGAGAAAGTTGATGGTAAAGGTTTTGGTCAACGTAATCGAATTATCGACATCGCCAAACAGTCTATCCTATCACAGAAGTCAAGATTTAATGTCAACCACAAATCTTTTAATGTAAACAAGAATGTAAAGTGAGAATACTAATCGCCTGTGAATATTCCGGCAAAGTCCGGGAAGCCTTTAGAAAACTGGGACATGACGCCTGGAGCTGTGATTTATTGCCGATTGAACGTATAGCCTTGGAAAACCCGATAAGCATAATCAGCAGTAAGATACGTAAGCCTGACCCCCAGCAGAGTACTGATACTGAACTGGACGAGATACTTGAAAAGCTACAGACCTCGTGGATGTATGTTACCGCTAATCCCAGCATTGAAGTAAATATGAAGCGCCTCAGAGATGATTCCAAAGCAGCCCTGCTTGCCTGGCGTGACCGTACCGCCCTACAGGTAGTGCTAGACATCATAGGCGAGGATGACCCGAATGACAGTAATGGCCGGTATAACCTTAAAATTGAACTCCGTACCCGTGCCATGGAGCGGCTGGGAGGTTCAGGGATGAGCAAACACAATTGGAAACCAACTACAGCCACCAGAGACACCGCCTTAATAGCAAAGATTACTGACCTGTTTGAACATGCTGGCGGCATTGACAATCCGCTTACCGCATATAGCCATACCTTTTATGGAAAAGATAGATTTGATGTCGTAGGCAAATATGAGGCCAAAGATGCTGTTATAGGTATTATTGAAGGAAAGGGAGTCGAGTGATAATACCAGTAACCCCTATGGGTGCGCCTCGTATGGTACGCTCAGACAAATGGGCGCATCGTGAAGTAGTTGATCGCTACCATGCCTATAAAGATGTTATTAACTTAGCCTTGCCTGGCTACGTCTTACCAGAAGTCCTGAAGATAGAGTTTCATATTGAAAAGCCCCGGTCGTGGGGTAAGAAAAAATGGCTGGCTATGTGTGGACAATACCATACTCAGAAACCTGACATCGACAACCTCGTCAAAGGTTTCATGGATGCCTTTCATACTGATGACGCGCATGTGGCTGTTATTCATGCCGGGAAGTATTGGTGTGTGGACGGTGAGGAGCCTTGTATTGTGTTACCCGACCACGACAAATAAGACCTTCACCCGGCCTGTTAACAACACCTCTATTAGTTATTAAAGAACACCTCACGATACGCAGGAATCAAGCAGTGGGTTCTATTTAATCCGTGGTAACTGATGGTCAGTGGTTGGCTGGAATAGAAGCAAAAAGCTGGATTTGCACATTCGAGGTTGTTAAAGAACTAGTAACACTGCCGTCATCCGCTCGCTACACTCTGCCAGCTAGAGACCGTAAAGTTTGATGGTGCAGGTTTCTCTTAGGTCGCCTGCCGGGGATTAAGAATCATGCTTTCCTTGATTCAGCTTTCAACCCTATGTTCTCGACCTTGACAGTTAGTTGTGTGAGAAGTACTATAAAGATATTCGGACACGCAGCAAATATAGGCACCTACGGGTGCTTTTTTGCTACTAAATTGTCGGTATCATAGGCGAGTTTTCGGACACGCCTAGATAGTTATAAATATACAGCTAATGCCAAAAACAAGCAACATCCGGCAATCCCAGTATAACAGGGCAGTGATACAATACGGCTATCATGTGGCGTTTTACAAACTCAGTCCTCACCCTCCT